TACCACGGAAAACGCAGTGGTTGCCATTTAAACCTCACTGTTTGGGGATGCCCGGCTTGGGGCGTGGCTTCATTACTGTCTTGAGCATGTCAGCCCGCATCTTCTTGTCGGCCTGACGGTTCTGGTTTGCCAGACGGGCTTGCTCCTTCTGGGCTTCAACTGCCAACCGCTCCCGCTCCAGGTTGATCTTTTCCTGTGCGATGGCAAAGTCTCTCTGGCTGTCCTGCTCCTTGCGTTGCAGTTCTTGAGCCCGGAGTTGCAGTTCTGCCTGCGCCATCTGGAGTTGCGGGTTCTGCGCCATCTGCTGGGCTTGGGCCTGTTGAGCCTTGCCCATGTTGGACTGGAGCAGTTGCTGTGCGGCCTGAGCAACCAGACGGGAGATTTGCACCTCTGTCTGCTCATCCAGTTCAGCATCGGGCGGAGTAAGCGGCACGCCCAACTGTTCCTCGACCTGTTGACGATACGCAAAGGCCATGTGCTCTGCGATGTGAGCCATGATGGCCGCGCCCATCTGTTGGGCCATTGGAGACTGCCCGATCATCTGAGCAACCATCGGGTCTTGCATCAGCGCCATGTGGGTGGCGATGTGGGCCTGATGATCCTGATAGATGAATGCCTTGGTTGGCTTTCCTGTCAGGAATGACATGTTCTCCGAGATTGGATCGCGGGGCTTCTGGTCATCCTCCACGGGCACCAACTTGTCGGCGTTCTTGATGCCAAGAACTTCCAACATCTGACGATGCAGATGGGGCAGGTCATAGATTTGAGGAGCACCCTGGGCCAACTGGAGAGCGGCTTGGTACTGCATGATCCGCTGCGCCATCGTGGCGGCGTTCGGATCAGAGACAGGGATCACCTCAACCAAGTCATAGTCAGCCTGCTTGGCAGCGCGGTTTCCTCCCACGGGGATGTAGGAGTAATCCGGCGGCATGTAGTCCCGGATGATCTGCTTGAGCAGTTTAAAGTCCATCTTCAGGCTTGCATGCACGCGAGCCTGGACGGCAGACATGGTCTTGAGTTGCCGCTCAAGGATGGCCAGGGTCGTGCCCACGGGAGCCTGGGCAGACATGTCGGACAACTTCAGATCACCGATAGCAGCAAGGCGTCTGCCCTCATCAGTGATGCGCTCAAGCAGCGCAGCCAGAACTTGGCTTGGCTCCTTGTACGGGAGCGGCATGATGTTGTCACGCAGCGCCCCCGAGGGGATGTCTACATCTCGGAACTCACCCGGGGCGATAGGCGTGTCGTCGCCTTTGACACGAAGACCTCTGGTCTTGAGACCTCCGGGGAGGTTGCTGAGGGTTCCCGCATCGACCAACTGGCGAATAATTGCGGTCCCTGCACGAGCATAGCCACCAATAATATGAATGAAGCCAAGGCCATAAGCACCAAAGCCAGGGATATAAGTGTACTGAACGAAGTGCTGGCGCTTGAGTTTTCTTCGGTCGGACTCATCCCAGTTCCGTCGTATAGATAGAACCGTTGAGGTACCTCGCTCGATGGTGATGACGTACGGGAGGCCAATGCCCGTTTCTTCGCCTTCATCATCCTTATCTTCATAGCCCTTCAGATTCCAATCGACGTGAATCTCAAGCACCTGATACCGATCATCATCGGTAAGGGTGTAGCCCTGCTCCTCTGCCTTCTTCTTCTCGATGTCCGTGAAGACTCTAACCGGCTCACCCAGTTCGGTGTGACGGTAGAAGCCCGCAGCCATCAACTTGTTGAGATCGTTCTCGGTCTTACGCATCACGTGGGTGACGCGCTCTGCCGTGTAAACATTGGCAGCGCCGTAGGGGATGATCATGTCCTCTGCCTGGATGTAAGCAGCGATCTGCCTGCCCAGGCTGGGGTCGTAGTAAACCTTTTTAAACGAGGCACCGGCCAGACCAAGGGAGTACAGCAGGCGCTCATGCTCCGGGCGGTACTCGATCATCTCGTCCGTTAAACGGTAGTTCATGTCATCACGGACACGCTCCGCCGCCTCTTCGTTCTTTCGAGTCACCTCGCCAATGATCTGGGTCTTGACCGGACCCTGAGCGGGGAAGGTCTCGGTGATCATCTCGGACTGGAAGCGAATGGCTGCTTCCGTCAAGATTGGAGAGTAAACGCCACAGGCCCCAAGCCAGGGTTCAGCACGTTCTTCGTACTTCATGCCCAGGACTTCAAGTCCTTTGACGTACATGTCTGCCCAGTCTTTGCGGGAGTTGATGTCCGCATCTACCAGACCGATCAGGTCGGAGGCCAGACCTTGGAGGTCTCCCTCATCCATGTACTCGGCGAGGTTGGCATCGAAGTCTTCGGCGGTCTCCCGACCCGGCTCCAACTCAATCTCTACCCCGCCAATCCCGATCTTGACAGACTCGGGGTCTTCAATTTCAATCTCAACCATTGGTTCATCTCCCATCTCTTCTGGGAGAAGGGGAACCATTGCCGGGTCGATATTGGTTGCCATATTGGTCCTTAGATAAGTTTGACTTTGCCGCCTGCGCGGTAATTTTCAGGCATTGGGACTCCGCTGCGAAGAAGGGCCTGCGCCTTTGCGACGGCATCCTTCTGTTCTTGCGCTTTGCGGGCGTACTCTGCCTTGATCTCGGGAGACAGCGTTCCTGGCGCAACTTTGCTTGGCGTTAAGCCAATCGGTAGAAGAGACTCGGCAAGTTCACTTGCATTGGCTGCGCCTGCTCCACCAAGAAGTGCGGCAGCAACTCCTGCCTTTCCTCCAAGTCTTGCCGGTCGCGGATGAACTTCCGTTATCTCGTGACCAAAGTGAATTCCACTTCCACGACTGCCGATTGGGCTTTCAGACCTGTAAATCTCCACCGGATTCATACCAACTTGTGGCTTGGTTGTGTAAGGCACTTCAGCAAGAACAGACCCTGCTTTCTTTGGGCCGTAGTCTTCTGTCAAAACCAATTGAGCCTTGCCCGTTGGCTTTCCATCTTTGTCCATTTTTGGAACAAACTTGGTCGCCATGTCTGGATTTTGAAAATCACTAAGCATGTTCACATCTCTAGGTGACATGAACACAGTCTTCCCAGACCGCTGTTGAAGAGAATAGCCGGTGCCCGGTTTGTTTGATGGCTCTCTCAAACCTGATGTTGACCCACTGCCATGATGGGCGTAGAAGGAACCAGGATACTTTTCATCCCTTGGCCTCATGGTCCTGAACATGTACTCCACATCGTCCATTTGACCCAAAGCCTTGATCAAAGCATCGTAGTTCATGGTCCGCCTCAATAGTACGCAACCCTACGGGGCTGCACAGGGTAATCTTTCTCATCACTGTCGATGGTGATGAAGCCGCCTTGCCTGAATCTCATCAGGGCCTGGGATGAGGAGTCCACGAGGTCGTCGTTGTCCCCGTTTGGGAATGAAGCCATCTCTTCTTCAACTTCCTCTGCCCACCTCTTTTCCGGTCGCCATACTACCCCGGAAGCAAACAAATCGCTAATGGAGTTGACCCGTGCGATCTTGTCCTGCCCCTTGTATGGGGTGTATTCGGACAGCGGGATACCCGCTTTCCTCAGTTCATAGATCAAAGGAGCGCCTGCGGCTCTCTTTTCGATGATCAGAGTGTCGGGGTTCCATTCCTTCCACATCTCCATCGCCTTCTCTTTGAGTTCCGGGAACTCCATCCGGTCCTTGAAGGCGTCCAAAAGGATGATGTTGGGCTTCATTTCCCCGTTTTTGTTCTCCCGGTAGAAGACTCCCCAGGTCGTACAGGCTGAATAGTCTGCCCGGTTGTGCTTTTCGAAGGCCGTATCCCAGGACTGAATGACGTAATCGCAGGACGGGGGGTCCTCGTCGTGCCAAATCTGCCAATACTCGCGCTTGATGATCGCGCCTTCCTCGGAAGTGGGGTTCTGTTGGTACTGAGCCTCCCACTTCCCGACCGGAATCTCGGCCTTGATGGCCTCCAACTCGTCTTTTTTCCAAAATCCGGGCCAAAGAGGGTTCCCAGACGGAAGAATTGCGGGAAATTCGATGACTTCCCAGTCATCCGTCCCATCTTTCCCTGAATTTTTGAGAATCTGCCCCGTCAGATCACGCTTGGCCCACCGGGTCATCACGATGATGATGGCTCCCCCAGGCTGTAAACGCTGACGGGGGCCGGATGTGTACCACTCATACACCCCATCGTAGACTTCCGGCTTGCCTTGCTTGGCTTCCTGCTCCGAATGGGGGTCGTCAATGATCAGGATGTCAGCGCCTTTACCCGTTACAGCGCCTCCAACACCGATAGCGAAGTAATCTCCGCCCTGTTCCGTGTTCCAACGGCCTGCTGCCTTTGAATCGGAGGACAGTTTGGTCTGGAAAACCTTCTGGTAGTGGTCAGACTGGACAAGGTTACGGACCTTGCGTCCAAAGCCAACTGCCAGTTCAGCCGTATGGGCAGTCTGGATGATCTTCTTTTGAGGGAAACGCCCAAGGAACCACGCCGGGAGCAGGTAAGAGGCGAATTCCGACTTGGTGTGGCGGGGCGGCATGTTGATGATCAGCCGTTTAAGTTCCCCCCTGGCGACTCTCTCAAAGGCATCTGCCATGATCTTGTGATGCCTGCCAGAGATAAAGACAGGCCACATCTGCTGTACAAAGAAGAGAAAGGACTCCTGGCACCTCTGGACACGGTCAAACTCCAGAAGTTGCTTGATCTTCACTCTCTCCTTCTCAGGAACCTTGTCCACAATAGACAAGTACTGAGCAGTCTCCTTCTGAGACAGCAGACTCACTCGGAGTACCTCGCTATACAAAACCTGCGGTTTTTTCTCATAGGGAAGCAACATCCTTCACGGATCGATCTACAACCTTGATCGCGTAGAACTTCCGGGGCTTCTTCTCCAGATGCCCCTCCTCCTCAAGCCTCGTCACGATCCTGTGCATATTGGCTCGGGACTTCAATCCCAAACTCTGGGCCATCACAGCGTAAGACGGAGACACCCCGTGAATCCTCAGGTACGCCCTGATAAACCTCAGCACCTTCTCCCACTGAGGAGTCATCTTCTGCCGAGGTCTCATCCCTTACTCCGCATCTCAATCAAAGCCTCCTGAATCTGCCAAATCCACTTCGCAGCGTCTTTGGACTTCTCCAGAGCCTTCTCCAAATCCTTGTTCAAAACAGCGTCGTGCAAGTCCTTCAAAGCACGTTCTGCCTTCATCGTGGGGTATGCGTAGTCTTTGAGCATGGTCAGATTTAAACAGAAACACTCGTTCGTGTAAACTCTTTTCCAAAATTTATATACCCCCCGGGGGTGGGCTTTTGGCGGGACAAGGGGGGGGTTTCTGTGGGGAGGTATTTGCGAGAGTGGATTTGAGCGTATACGGGCGGAGGGTGGTCACTTGCACACAGCGGGGGGTGCCACCACGGTGGGGTCGCGCACCCAGGCCCATGCGTTTGCACGGGGAGCCCAGGCGTTTACACGCCACGCTGCAACCCGCGCCAGTGCTTGCTCTCCGAGACCAGTACCCCCCCCTCTCGCGTCATGCCTTCTTCTGCACAGTGCTCAACAGGCGCAGGTGTCCTGCGAGTTCCTTGCGTAGTTGCTCTGCGGTGACAGGTGCCTGCTTCTGTTCCTGCGCGTCTCTGAACATCCCTGCGGTTCTGCCCAGGAGTTCTAGTGCTCTGAGGCGTGTGCCTTCCTGCTTCCCTCCTCTGCTCAATGCCACCAGTGCCCTCCCCACATATCTCCTGGTCGCCTGTATGTCATCAGCCAGTGCTTCCTGGGTCTCCTCCCATCCTGCTTCGATCATGCGTTTGACCCGTGGGTCTCTGCTGAGTCTTGCTGCTGCTGCGCTGATAGTGGAGTCCGCTCCCTTGCTGTTGGGATACGCATCTCTGTAAGCCTGACGGCGGCTCTTCCCCTCTATGACTCCTTGGGCGAATTCGATCATCGCCTTTGTCATGGGTCTGCTGCCTATCCCTATTACTGTTCCATCGGGTCTTGTTGGTGGCCCTTCTGCGGCAACCGCTGCCTGTTCGGCTTCGCCTATGTCCTGCCCGTCCTCCGCTAGTGCTGCGAGACGCGCCGCGATAGTCTCTTCGAGGGCAGCATCATCGACCTCCCTCTCGGCATCATCTCCGGCCTCCTCAAGCATCCGCTCGTAATCATCTTTCAGCACCCTGGTCATCACTGGCCCCCCTCGCACTGTACAAACCCACATACTGGACGCATTCCCAGTCTGTTCGCATTCTGCGGTGTAAACGCCCCCGCCGTCAACCCATCTGTGGATAACTCTGTGGATAACCTGTGGACAAGCCTGTGGACA